TATTTAACAACTGACGATTTATTAATTAAAGAACAAATGTATAAAGTTTGCAATAAAGAAAAACACGAAATAGAAATATTTACAGATTTAAATAAAAATGAAAATAATAAAGAAGCGTTTTTTGAAAAAATTAAAATTAAACTTTTAAAAAAACAAATTTGTAAAGAAATACATAATAAACAAATTTATAGAGAGAAATCTGAAAAAATGAAAGGAAATGGAAATCATAACTATGGAAAAATATTTTCACCAGAAATAAAACAAAAAATGTCTGTCGCAATTAGAAATGCTAAAGGAGGCATTAGTGATGAAAATATTTTAAAAGTCAGACAGTTAATTAATGAAGGTTATAAAAATATTGAAATACAAGAAATAGTATCTTTGCCAAGACATACTATAACAAGAATAAAAAATAATACTCTTATTTGTAGAAATGAAGAAAAAATAAAACATAAATCATTAACACAAATTGAAACTAATTTATTAAAAAGAAAAATTCAATCAGAAGAAATAATTGTTGTTGTTGAAAAGATACTTGACAATTGGAAACCTATGCAGATATTAGATTATTTAATTGATAAAAGATATGCAAATAATATTCCAAATAATCTTACCATTGATATTATTAAAAATATTAAAACAAAAATAATAAATAAAAAACATGTTATTTATGAATCTGAAATAAACCAAGAAAGATATGAATATTATTTAAATTTATTTAATAATATTAAATAATATTGCTTTCCGGTTGGGAAAGCAAAGGTCAAGTTACTAAATATTGTTCTGCCAACTGGCAAAGCAATATTTTAATGCATCAAAAAACACGATTAATTTGAACGATAAGGTAGTCCATAGTATGGACACCCTTTATAAATATATAAATAAGCACAGTATGACTGCTTAATTGGAATATGCTAAGCCTCCCCAGGTATGCATATTCTGACCCAAATATTTCTATTTGAGCTTGGACTATCCCTTAAGTTATCATTAAAAGTTGCTAACTTTTTCAAACCCATTCCATTATAGTCTCTGAACCTTCTTCGTGTGCTTGCTTGACGCATTTAGAAGCTTGGCTGCAGATTGTCCAATCCTTTTCGTTATTACTATGCCCTAGGTCATTACCCCGGGTATTCAATATGTTTTCACACATTGAAGTAGTAGAAAAGGCTGTAAGGATGTTCCCGCAATTTAGAAATGTTGCCTTCATAATGAAGACTAGCTGGTTATATAATATATTCATCCATTGAATATATATTTGCTTTACACTGTTTATCCATACTAGAAAGCAAATATCTAATATGGCAGCCAACTGTTGGGGACAGGAGGTGTATATAAATAATTTATACACATAGTGAATCCCACTCATAATTCTTAGCACGTTATAATTTGTTGCATAAACACGCACTTTGGCAGTTTTTGTGCCTTCCACCGTAGCATTTGAGAGCACAAGTTGGAGTGTGGCATTATCAATTCTGGAGAAATTGCACGTTCCAGAGGGTTGGTGTTCTTCCGGACGAAGGGCAAAGGAATACACGTTAATACCTTCATCGGGACAACGGGTGTGCGCCTGATAAGGTTGTACCCAAGAAAAGTAGGTTCCTTCACGCTCAGAGAAACGATCTTGGCCATTAAGTTGTAGTTTGGCGGTGACCACAGGGTTAAGACCCCAACAATGCATATCAAGAGAGGTCTCAGTGAGCACAAATGTGCCGGCATCAGAAACACCCGCATTTGTGAGATGAGACGAATCAGAGCCGGATGCAAGAAGGGCAGCAATCGCGGGGTCAGTTCCGGCGGGGATTGGCACTTGATTACCACCAAGATTTGCCTCATTGTAAGGGTTAGAAGGTCCGTGCCAATAACCGGTGAAACCGCCCCATTCAGCCGCAGGTTGATAATCTAAAGCGCCGGCATCTTGGAACAATCCACGTGCGTCAATAAAGGCGCGCGAATCAGCCGCGACGGAAGCAGGTCCGCCAAAAGCGTGCACCGCATTGGGAAGAGCATCAATCGCATCGGTGTAGTTGAAGGGCTGGGCACCAAGAACCTTGAATAAAAGGGCATCACAAGTCAAGGAAGAACAATAATCCACGTTCTGATCGGGTTGGACGACCCAGATTAGTTCTTTGACGGGGTGATTGAAATTGAGCTTGATTTTATTCGAAGACGAACCGACAGACTCGTCGCCGGTGAATTGTAGCTGGGTGATTAAATATTCGTGAGGATTTTGCGCCATTCTGCGACGCTCGTCTGTGTCTAAAAACACATAATCAACATAAAGAGATGCGGCAACTAAAGATTGATTGTCGGCAATGGTGGCAGGCACAGGACGCCCAACGGTATACTGATTGGTAGCATTAAATCCAGGACCATTACTGCAATTTAAGGTTGTGACCGCCCACAAACACTCATCAATGGGACGAATATCTAAATTAATTTTTACTTCGTGATACTGTACTTCACGATTTTACCCCGCCTTTCAGCGTATTTATGTGTAACTTAGGGAGTAGACTATATCTTATGCCTTATCAAGTGGATTAAACTATCATTTAAGACCCAAAACCATTTAGTCGTTGAACCTTTTCCATACCCTTATCATAATGGGGTTAGGAACTTGGCTGCGGATTATCCGTTTCAAATGTTTTATTAAACATTATCATATGTGGGCTTTTTACCGTACCTGAGTTTGTTTTTCTCAGCCACTTTAAACTTTCATTTAAAGCTTGGTACCCTAACATCTTTGGGAACTTCCCGCAATTTGGAATTGTTGCAGCTTTTTAACAAGCTACTAGCACCTGAGGATAGTTATTATGGACCTCAAACAGATTTTCCCTAAAACTTTCCATATAAATTTTAGGCTGGGTGCTTTTCTGCCCTACAGTATTTAAGGCAATCAAAGGAAGTGCGAGACCAGGATTGGTGCAAAACCAAAACTGAAGAGGCACGTAAAGGGTGGTCTCAGGTAACGCATTACGAGGAGCACAGACTTGACGAGGAGCTAAAGAATCACAAGGGGATTCAACGTCAGAGAAAGAAGGATCTGTGATAAAAGTAAGCTGTGTAACATTACCGATCATTTTAAAATATCCGCGCTGTTGTTCAGCAGTCATAGTAAGTTGGTTCCAAATGTGCATCCAATCACCGTATTGGCGATCGATTCTTTGGCCACCAATTTCAACTTCAACTTGCGCGATGAGCTGTTCTCCGGGGAAATCTAACCAACGGGCATATACTCCGGTATTTTGTCCGGTAGAATAGTTTCCTAGACCCATAAGCTGGTTGATTTCAGGAAGTGTAACTTGTAAATATGTTCGGTAAGCAAGATCACCATTTCTGGAAATCACGCATTGGACACGTCGTCCAAAATCTGCTTGTCCGTTAAATGTTTGCTCTATTGATTCAATAGCAAAGTTCGTGTATCTTCTATAAGTAACTTTCCAAAAAGTAATTTGCGGATTGCTTGTTAAATAAACATCTTGTGCGCCATCGGTTGCTCCCTATAGTTTCCTATAAGGCCGGACTATATCTTAAGGCCTTTAAATAAAAAAGACCCCATTTCCATTTAGTCTCTGAACGTTCACCCGATTTATCAATCAACAAGTTTGATAAATTTTGGAGGGTGCTTCGCTGCGGATTTCCCAATTCTTAACATTTTTACTATACCCTTGTATGCTACCGACAATTAATCGGGGCCATCATAATGTTTTCCATCCAGTTATGATTTAGTAGTTAAGACTCTAAGGGGTTTCCCGCAATTTGAAAATGTTGCATCTACAATTAAGTAAATACTAGCCAGTTATATTAATTATATATTAGACACAAGGGTGATTTTTTGTGAATACAAGTATATAATTATCATATTTTACAGTGTTTACCTATCAAGGTATAATATGAAACCATGATAGCACCTGACTGTTGTGCCCTATAGCATTAAGGCAACTAATTGCATTAAACCACCTCCCATTTTATATTATGTCTAAAGAAAATAATTTTTTGAATTTAAATTTAATTCATTTAATTAAAACTTTATTTAAATAGTTTGAATTAAATAGCGCATTTTACGTATTCGGGTTTGTATGCATATTATGCTTTAAATTTATTTTACAATAAAAAATATTGTAACGAAGAAAAAATATATATTTTGCCTAAATATTTTTGCTAAATATTTTTGCTAAATCTAAATTTGTTTTCATAAACTTTAATAAATATGAATCTTCTAAAATTTCTTTTTTTCCTTCGTGATTTTTTGTAAAAACATAAGCTTCCTCCCTTTTTTTAACAGACCATCCTTTCTCAATTGCATTAAATAATAAAATCATTTTTTGAAATTGAATAACGTCAATTTTTAAAGTGTCATTTTCTAAAGCATCTAAAGTAATTTTTATATCCATTAAAATATTTATAGAAAACATTAATTTTTATTTAACTTGTATTTTATTTAACTAACTTGTATTTTGCATTAATATTGCATTTTGCATTAATTGTTTTTGTCTAAAAAATCGCGAAAAATGTTTTTCTTCTAAACCTAAATTATATAAAGTTGTTTGTATGATTGTTTCATCAGAATTTGAATAATATATATTAACAATTTTGTATCCTAATTTAGGTGGCAAAAGTTTCATTGTTTCAATGCAATTATTACAAGGTTTGCTCGTTTGAATTTTATTTTTAGTTGATAATCGAATTACTAACAAATGAATGGATTGAAGTTTTTTATTATTTCTAAGAGGAAGCAATTTAGATAAAGCGTCACATTCAGCGTGAATGCCGTTTAT